GTAGTTAAATGCACATCAGATCATAGATTTTTAACAAGAAAAAATAAATGGAAAAGTATAGACACAGGATTAAAATCTAATGAATCTATGATGCCTTATTATTCAAAAATTAGTGATAAAGGATATAATCATAAAATAATTTCTATAGAATATATAGGCAAGCAACAAGTTTATGATATAACTACGGAAAAAAATCATAATTTTGCTTTAAATGCAGGTATAATTGCACATAATTGCGGAAAGTCAACTATAGCACGTAAAGCTTTTTTATATGTATTATATCGTATTTTATGTTTACGCTATCCACGTGCTGTATTTAATATTGATAGTGATGCTACAATTGCAAACATTATTATTTCTATGACCCTTAAACAAGTATATGAGACTAACTTATTACCGTTTATTAAATTAATGGAAACTATGCCTTGTTTTCAAAAAGTTATGAATATGCGGTCTTTTGAAAACTTTGATTTATCTAATCCTAAATGTCCAATTCCATTTACGGTTGAACGTAGTACTGGTACAATATATTTTCCAGATAACATAATCATAGGTTGTGGTTCTGGAATTACGCATACTATTGGTTTAAATATAGTTAATAGCTTTTGTGATGAGATCAATGAGAAAGGTGTACAAGAAGCATTAGACTTACTTAATTCAGTAGATAACAGATTTAGCTCTCGCTTTCAGGGAAGTCCACTTGTATTTCAGTCAGTGGTATCATCTGCTCGTACTGTAAATAGTCCAATAGGGGAGTACATAAAAAGATTACCAAAAAATGATCCATCTATATTAGTATTAAATCCGCGTTTATGGGAAGTTAAAGAAGATCCAGAATTTCTTGGAGATGGTACTACTTTTCCCATACTTGTAGGTAATGGTTCAATTCCATCAAAAATATTTACAGATCCTGGCGAATTAAAGGCATTAGAAGATGGTAATTATGAACCTCCAGCTGGATGTGAAGTATTAAATGTACCAGCAGTATATCGCAGTAAATTTGAATTACAGCTTGAACAATCTATTCAAGATATTGCCGGTATGACTACATCAGATAATAATATGGTATTTAGAGATACTAGTAAATTAGAAGATGAAAATTTAATGTCTGAAATAGAATTAGAAGTTAATATTAAAGATAATGTTAGAATTTTAGACTTATTAAATCAATATAATTTATGGACACAAGATATTAACGGAAAATATTTATTTAAACGTGCACCAAATGCATTAAGATTTTGTCATGTTGACTTAGCTGGATCTGGTTCAGATGGTCAATGTGATGCTGCAGTATGTATAGGGCATAAAGAATGGCAACAGAATAATGAAACTTTACAAAAAGAAGATGTTTATATAATAGATTTATTATTATTTATTACAGCTAAAAATAAAGTAGATATTCATGCTATTCAACAATTTTTAATAGATTTGGTTACTGAGCGTGATATGATTATAGATACAGTTACATCAGATCAATGGAATGGCTTAGTATTTTTACAAGGTCTTGAAATGTCCGGCTGTTTTAGAGAAGTAAAACAATTATCTGTTGATGCTAAACCAGAACCTTATAGAAATGCTGCTATTTTAATTGAAAAAGGCCTTGTTAAAATAGGTAATTGTCCAAAATTAAGACGTGAATTAGAGGCATTAACTTATGTAAAGGGTAAAGTAACACGTACAGTAGAATTAAAAGACGGAGCAGATGTTTTATGTGGATTTTTATATGATGCTCAACTTAACTATATCGATATACCTCGATATGAGTATACAAAAAAAGCCAGTACAGCTATAAAAGATATAACATATACTGACTTATTAGATGAAAAAGAAAGTCTTTATAATTTATTCTAAATTTGTTGGCTCTGGTAAATCTAAAATAACAACATCATTATTATGATCATATACCAAATGTGCTGATGGCTCAAGTACATAAAAGTTTTTCTTTTCTTGTATACATAAGCGTCTAGCTTCTTTAATAGCTTCATCTTTACTATTATGTCTTTTTAATGGCTTTTCTTGAGCTCTATTATATACGTAATAATATTGCTTCATACTACATACTCCTTTTACTCATGAATCTTAATTATTTCATCTACAATACCATATTTTACAGCCTGTTCTGCAGACATCCAAAAATCACGTTCACAATCTTTTTTAACTTCCTCTACATCTTTATTAGATGCTTCTGCAATCATATTCATTAGCATATCCTGTATGCGTGTTACTTCTTCTAAAGTAATTTTCATATCATGAACATTTGCTTTCATACCACTTGATACAGAATGTAACATATAGCGTGCATGAGGCATCATTTTACGTTTACCTTTTGTACCAGATAAAGCAATCATAGCATCCATAGAGGCAACTTCACCAGATACAATTGTTGATACTGGACAAGCCACCATATTCATAGTATCAATTATACTTAATCCAGCCGTTACACTTCCGCCTGGTCCTGACACAATTAAAGTAATCGGTTTATCTTTATCTTCAGCTTCAAGATATAAAAGTTGAGCCGTAACAGATTCAGCCAATTCATCATCTACTTCACCTTGACATAAAATAATACGATCTGATAAAAGTCTTGTTGTAATATCTACAGCTCGTTCATTACCTAACTTATCTTTCCATATAACATGAGGTACACTTAACATTAATTATTTCCTTTCTTTTAATTAACTATAAAACATATATAGCATAATTTTATTTATTTGTAAAGCAATTTTTATGTTGTATAACATAATTAAATATTTTTTTAGGACAAGCACAACCAGTTTCATCCCATAAATGTAAACAACAATCACCTTTACAATACTTAAATAAATTACAAGTATTACACTTTTCATTTATCTTTTTTTCTTTATCTATCCAATATTGATAATTATTATTCATATAAGTATTTGTTTTTAAATCATAAAATGGTTTACTTTGTGTAAATGGGCATTGCGAAATTAAACCATCAGGACCAAAAGTTAATCTAGAGGTTTGACAATTTCTACAAAAATCCTCATATTCTTCACCTTTTATTATTAAATCTTCTATACCTTTAAAGAAATAAATAATAAAATCTGAATTACTACTTTGATACAGCTTATATAATAAATAAACTCCATATAGCCATTCATCTTCATCTCTATTTATAGCTTTAACTATATTCCAAGTGTTATTATTACTTACAGAAGGTGCAATAGTCATTAAATCATAAGAATTACAATTCAAAGTTAACATATTTTCAAAAAATATTTTAGGATCAATTTTTACAATATCTTTTGTAACTGAAATTACACAATTAATTAAAACACCTTCTTTTTTTAGTAATTTAACATTTTCTTTCCATAATTTTTTTTGCTGTTGTGTTTTAAATCGTATATTTGGATCATAAGAAACTGTTATCTCTTTAAATTTTTTAAATAAAAATAAATGTTCTGATGTTATTTTATATACTAAATTAGTACTTATTTCATAATTAACTTTTACTTTTATTAATTCATTTAATTTTTCCATAAAAGATATAATAATATTTGGATTTAATAATCCAATTTCGCCACCAAGAAAAATAACACTATGATCTTCGTTTGTATGAGTATTAATAACATTAGCTAAATAATTTAAAGTCAAATCTGTTATTTCATCTGACATATCTAAATTTCTTTTTAATGCAAAACAATGTGTACAATTTAAATTACACCTTTCTGTCATATTTATATTAAATATCATTTTAATACTCCATAGCAATTAAAGCAAGAGCATTTGTTTTTAATTCAACTTTATCAGCATTTTGTTCCATAATTTTAAATTCTTCTTCTGTAAATTTATCTCTATCAAAAGTTCGTGCTATTCCATGAGTTTTTAGACATAATAAACTAGTATAAGCATCAAATTTCCGTTTAGCTACAATATGATAACCATTCTTTGTTTCAAGAATATGATCAAGATACTCACCACATAATTTTTTTATGACATTTACTACATTATAATCTTTTGTATCTATATCAAATAACCACTTTCTAGTATCTTTATCTGAAGATTCATCTTTCATAATATTACTTTGAAGTAAATTATTAAGCATTTTTGGTGAATATTCTGTTTTATTTGTTCCAATTGCACAATCTAATTGCTTATTTATATCATTACGTATTGATAACATAGATTTAACATAAGACTTTCGATCTGTACACATATAAAGTCTACATTTATGTAATTTAATAACTTCAAGCATTTCAGGAATATAATATCCATAAAAATCACGAAGATCCTTAACAATCCAAGTTTTTATTACTTGACTTTCTTTTATTTGTAATTCTGGATGATCTTTTTTGCGTTTAATTGCAATAAAGTAATAAAAAGATTTATTTGGATTAAATTGCATAAGTCTTGTAATGTTTGTATTATGTATTGTAGTCATGTTATCCCTCAATATTATTATTTATTTATAATAAAATCAATATTATAAAAAGTAAAGCCATTAAAAAATGAGATAACCTTTTACAGCTATCTCATTTCTCCTTCACATGGAACTGACTATATTAAGCTAAATCATCTGGAGTAGTCGGATTATTATCTTGTAAAAGTCTCTTCATAGGTTTTGTTTGATAAAAAGGACCTACTTTTTCTAGCATTTTTTTGACCATAGAACGTATACTTTCGCTTTCAAAGTCAACTACATCATTTTGTTCAACTTGCTTACTACGGAGCAAAATACGAGCTATTAAACGACCTAATTCAAAAGACATATCTTCATCAAATCCGCGTGTAGTGATTGCAGCTGTTCCAATACGTAATCCTGTACAAGTAGAAGGTTTATCATCACCCGCAATCATATTTTTGTTAGTGATTATGCCGTATGAAGTCAATCTATCTTCAGCTTCTTTACCATTTATACCAGATTTTTTAAGATCAAGTAAGACAAGATGATTCTCAGAACCTCCAGATACAAAATCGATTCGATTATCAGTATCATATGACTTTATACCGTTAATAAGTGCTTGCATATTATGATATACTTGCTCCATATAATCTTTAAATTCTGGTTTAAGAGCTTCAATAAAACATTGGGCTTTTGCTGCTACTAACGCTTCATTTGGGCCACCTTGAATTTTTGGAAAGCATCCACTATTAATCTTACTACAAAGTTTTTCATCATTCCAAAGGATAATACCTCCTCGAGGACCTCTAAGTGTTTTATGAGTAGTAGAAGTAATAACATCACACCATTTGGTTGGATCATATTTATCTTTCCACATATGAGCTGCAATAAACCCCATTACGTGAGCTGAATCAGACATAATTATACATTTATGCGTATCATAAATATCTTGCTTTGTCATACCTTTTTTAACATTAAAACCAGGGCAAAAAGGCGTATCGGCTGAAACATAATTGTCTGCTGCATAAAATGTATATTCGTCTTTCATTACAAAATCATCTGAAAATTTACGATCAACATGATATTTCCAAACCTTTTCATTATATTCATCAACAATTTCTCTAATTCTTTCATAATTAATACGTTTAGAATAAGCTGAAGCTCCAACAACTAGCATTTTTGGATTATATTCATATAATTTCTGTTCGATTTCTTTATAATTCAATTCACCATTCTCATCAAGACCATAATATATAGGATTATATATATGACCTGTAGATGAAGCCTTGGAAAAGTGAGTCAAATGTCCACCATATTCTATACCCATTCCAAGTACTGTATCACCAGGTTTAAGAAGTCCTGCGTACACAGCTTGATTAGCTTGAGAACCAGAATGAGGCTGAACACAAGCAAAATCTACACCAAATAATTCTTTAGCTTTTTCTATAGCATAATTTTCTACTTTATTAATTACTTCGCAACCAGCATAATGACGTCCTTGTTTAGATACTTCATATGAAAATCCTTCTGCATATTTTACAGATAAATGACTTCCTAAAAGATCCAAAATATCTTGACTTGGATAGTTTTCTGAAGCAATTAATTCAATCCCGTCATTAAGGCGATTTGTTTCTTCTTTTTCTAATTCTTGTAAATAGTTATCAATCATCACTTGTTTCCTTTTCTAAATCAATGTTATCGGTTGTTGTTACTTTTACCGTAATATTAAACATTTTGAACTTTTCATCATTTTCAACTAACTCTTCAATACGTCTAGCAACAGTATATCTACCTTGTCCTAATGCTCCATCTACAATAATGTTTATATTATATTTTTTAGTCATTTAAAACTCCATCTTCTATTAAAGTATTTTTTAATTTATTAAGTTCTTGTTTTAGTTCATCTAGAGTTAAATTTTTATCATTAGTCATATTAATTCTACCAAGATGCTTATACCAAGTAATTAGCAAACCAATTTCCGTATCTAAAACATAAAAGTCATCATCATATCTAGTTAAAATAAACTTATAACTATTATACCCAGATGTTAATAGGTCAAAAAGTTTATCGTATTGTTCATTTGTAAACACTTTATTAAAAACATTGCAAAAATCTTCTCTTTCAAAATGATATTGTTCCATACTATCAAACATTATCAATTCCTTTTCATACATGTTAAATTATTAGGACAATCTGTACAATAGAATTCTTTATGTTGACAATTTTTATTGATTTTTTGTTCCATTTTGCTATTACGATATTCTTTTAATTCTATCATAAAATCATATACTACATTATGCCAATTATTAAAATTTTCTTCTACTTGAGATATTCTTAAATATCCAACATCTTCCAAAGCTGCTTCTATTCGACAAATCATGCTATAACATTCTTCTATAACGTTATCATCAGTTAATTCAGTCATTTATATCTCTTCTTTTATTATCAATTTCATCACATACCACTTCAAAGTTTGCTTTTAACTTTCTAGGTTCTGCGTGTACACTAGATTGACATATATATGTTTTTTTATCTTTTTGATATTTTCCAAAAACATTTAAAATATTTTGTGTTAATATCCCTACATTATCATCTACACTACTAAAAGAAGGTAATTTTGCTTGTAAATATTCTTCTGTATATCGACTAATTAAGTGATTTTTAATTAAATTAAAAATTTCATCATATCTAGCTTTATAAGTTTTTTCAAACTCTCTTGATTGTTCTTCATCTAAAACTTCAAAATTCATTGTTTTCTTCCTTTTCTATTTTTTTTAGTTAAATAAATAAAAATCCATAATTTTAACTTCTGCTTTAATTTTTAATTGCTTTTGAATTTTATTAATCATAGAAATAATCTCTTTATCATTTTGATAACCGGGTACACTGATTATTTCAACATATTTATAAGAAGCCTTTTTTAGAAATGGAAAAAACAATTTACTAATATTCTTTTCAGTAAAAGTTGATTCATTTTCTTTTCCAAGCCCGTAGAAATAATTTGAACCTGATTTACCAAATCTCATACAAACTTCTGTTTCATTCAATGCCGTGTTACATCTTTTAATATAAATTTCAACACCATCTAGTTTATTAAATGGAGTTAGAGTTGCCCACTCAAATCTACTTGGTTTCAAAGCCTTTATTAATTCACATCTATCTGACGAATTTAAATTTTTACAACATTCAATTAATAAATTCAAATAATTATTATTTTCTGTCATATTTGTTTCTTTTAATTCCAATTCTTGTAATTTTGAATCAATCATCATTTATTTTCCTTTCATTATAAAGCAAAAAATTCCCACTTCTTCTTTTTGCAATGCTCTAACGCACTGTTATGTAAATCACAAGAAGAACAACTATTACATGGTTTTTTATCAACACAACCTGGAGATTGACAATATGAACAATATTTTAACACTTTATGCTCACGTAAATACCACAAAATATATTTCTTTTCAATCCATTCGAATGGCAAATATAAACTAGCATTAGCGTTACTCATTGAGTTTATGGTCTCAAAAAGATTATTAAATTTATCCATAAAATGCCATATATCATCATTTTTTATATATCCAAATGAGATTAAACGATTATTACCTCTGATTAAATTAGCCATCATACTTAAAAATAATTGTGGCTGACTAATACCTCCTCCATTACAATAATCATTATAATCACAGTTTTCCTTAATTTCAAATATAATATGATTAACGGACATTTTTCGTTTTTTGAATATTTTAAGTAATTGTTTTTGAGCAATTATATCAACAGAATAGCTTCCAAATCTGTCATAGTGTATAGAAACAAGATTAATAGTTTTATGAAACTTTTCCCATAAATATAATACTAAAGCTGTTGAATCACATCCACCACTCCATAAAACAAAAATGTCTGAAATATTTTCTGGTATTTTTATATGATTACCATATTGATCATTTACCCAATTAAAAAACTCTGAGCCAATTATATCTTCTTTTGTATCCATGACTTTCCTATTCAATGTGAATTTTTTCTTTTATAAGTTTATTACAATCATCAAGTAAATTACAATTATGACATATAAACTTTGATTCATATTTCGGTTTTTTATGGTTTTGAAACACATCTAGAAAATTTGATATTGTTGATAAATACCCTAAATTAGTACTATAGCATCTTGGGCATCTATACAAAAAATCTTTTCCCCATATTTCTTTTTTATGTAAACGTTTATATAGATACAGAAAGATATATGGAGTTACTGATACAAATAATCCAATCAACAATAGCCATATAAACGTATTCAAATCCATATTATTCATCCATATATCTTAAACGATCGTAATCAATCCATTTACCATTTTCTTGTTTAACCATACAACCTTGAATTGGTCCATATGACCAATCTAATTCCTGCATAACGGCTTTTGTTCTACATTTATATGTGTTAAATCCTATAGTAAAAGTAGAAAATATTACTAAGCCTACTACTATAAGAATTGTGATTATCCATTCATCGTTATTCATCTTTTTCTCCATTTTTTACGTATTCGACTGTAATTATTCTAGAATTTTGTTTTGATTCTTTAAAAACATAATTTTCATCACCACCAAATCTTTTACCAAGTGTTCTGGCAACTTCTTGATAATTTTTACCATGTATTTGTCCATTACAATAACCCATATCTTCATCCCATAAACAATACCAATTTTCTGGAATTCGTTCATCAGTAATTGCGATAAATGGATATTTTTTATCTACTTGAAACATAGTAATTTCAACTTCATTATCTAAAAGAAATCTACTTATCGCCCCTCTAAAATTTTCATCATTAAAGTTACATACACTGAATCCATATTCAGTTCCTTCTTCAGACATAGATTTATTTAAGTTTGGAATTTGATATTCTTTTTCTACGCTCATTGTAAAATAATTACCATATGACAAAGGGTAATCTTCACCAATGATTCCAACCAAAGAATGTACAGCAATTTCAGCAGGAACTTTTATTTTATGTGTTTTAATCATTTTTCATTCTCCTTTACTTCTATACCAATCTTCAGGTTTTGTTACAACTTCCCAATCGTCTGCAATGATGTCTTTACAATTTAAAGTTTCAATTTCTTTATATGGGTATCTATCGTAAAATTCATCATTTCTAAAATAAATCATTTGTATAATACCCGATTTAATAGTTATAACATATCGCATATAATCTGGTCTTGTTACGGCTTTACCTTTCCTCATCTGTTCCAATGCTTCTTCAAATTTCATTCTTCATTCTCCATTAAATTCTTTACTGTTTACAGCTTCTTGCCAAGTCGAATATTCAGCTAATAACTTAGAAAATGTAAAATCATTATTTTCATAACTATCAGTTGTATATCCGTCATCATAAATAATACATATTTGACCTTTATAATCTTCTTCTTTAACAGAAGTTACAACAACTTTATACTTATTTGTTGTTTCCCAGACTTGTCCGACTTTAATCATTTTTCATTTTCCCTCAAATAAATCATCTATCTTGATAAACATTTGGCAAAACTTAGTTCTTTTTTCTTAATAAGGTAAATATCTTCCTGATTATTACCATCAAAGTTTACAACAATAGGAATATATCCTAGTTTTAAAAACTTAGTTTCAATATCAAAATCAGACATAAGAGATGCCTCTTTATCTCCCCATAAATCAACGGCAATTCTTCTTAAACATTTTCTTTGTCCTGCATAACTACAAAAGTTAAAAGTCTTTCCATTTAAGTACTCTAAATTGTTTTCCATTATTTTACTCATTGGCATAATTTCTCAACCTCTTGTTTCGTTAGTTTACGACAGTGGTCAAAAAACGCATAATTGTTAAGTTTGTAATATGTACGTCCTTTATCTCTATCTATAATAGTTAGTTTACCGATAATAATATCTTCGCAACAATTATTCCAGAAACAACACCATTTTCCTAAATCGGCTTCAGTAGCTTCCGGCATCGGACGGACGATTTCTTC